TAATCCATTCAAGATCAATGATTGTTTCAGGTAGTCTCATGTGTGTAGGACGAGCTACAGTACCATTTGAGTCTAACTGGAAGAGTTCTTTAAAGAATGGATAGTCTTTACCATCTACAATATTGTAGTATGTTGATTTAATAATTTGTGCTACTTGAAGTGATTCTGTGCTATCATTGATAGAATTGACCTCATCTGAGTCCATATCAGATAAGATATCTTGAACCATTTCGAGTAGTGTCATTTTAGCCATGATTGTTTCCTATAGTTTGACTGCTGTTAGTCCAGCTTCAAGTACTGTAATATTAGTACCTGATGAAGTACCATCTCCAGCTACATGGATTGATAGGACTTGTCCTGCTGTAGCAGTGACTAAACCAAGAGCTGAAACATGTAATTTATCAGAACCATTAGTAAATTTTTGAACTGTTATAGTTCTAGTACTATTAGTTCCATCAAGATTATACTTAAAGTTATAATTAGTTCCTGAGGCTAGCGATGCTGTTGAAAATAAACACCAGAAATTAATCATGTAATTTCCAGCTTCAGCTAAAGTAATAGTTCCAGAACCTGCTGTAACTGTTAAAACATTAGTAACTCCTGCTGCCCACTCACCAGTTGGGTTAAGTTTAGCATACGCAGAAGAACCTGAAAGAGTTTGAGTTGTTGCACCAGCATCAATATAGATTTCAGCATGGGCTTTACCTGGAGGATATTCCCAGTCACCAGAGCCAGCACCATCAGAAACATAAACCTTACCTGTAACGGCTGCCGCTACTCCTTTAGGTTCATGAAGATCAGGATCAGTAATAAGCTTATGTTGTATCGTCAATTTAGAATTCCTTTATAAGAATGGAGAGGCTCCTACCATCGTAAGAGCCAATCCAAGATTTACTACTTGTTGTAAACGTATTTCACAACAACTCGACCTGCACCTGCTGTTAAGTCATCTACAGTTGGAGTTACAACTAGTTCACCAGCAGCAGAACCAATGCCTTTACCAACTAAAGCACCTGAACCAGTGATAACACTGTTTGCAACTGCGATTGTTGTTTGAGTAGCATTAGCTGCTGTAATGAAGCCGTCAAGATCAATTTCTACGCCAGCTGATGTAGCTAAACCAATAGTTAAATCAGTTGTTGTTGAAGTTGAAGTGAAAGCTGTATCAACGATTAACTCAGCAGAGATAATAGTTGCGTTAGCTGGGATTGAGAATTGTAAGTTATTTGTACCAGCTGCAGGAAGATCATTGTATTTGAAATCCCACACTGCCCATTTAACTAAATCATCACAAGCCTCAGCTCCGAACTTACCATTGGTAGTTCTTACACCGTAGTGGTTTGCAACGCCACGTTTTGCATCAATTTCGAATGTCATAGTATTTCTCCTTAGTATGTAGAACCACTTGTTAAAATAACGCCAAGTGAGTCAACACGTTGGGCACCGAAACCGAATCTTGAAGTAACTTGATACTTATCAGCACGTTCTTCTTCTGATCTCCAACCTTCAGTTTTAGGAGCACGTCTCCATGCGTGCATGATAGGTTTAACGCTATCGTCTGCAACTGACATGAAAATGTTAGCAACGTCACCAATTTCAGCAGTGTCGTTAGCTAGACCGTATGAAGAAGCATTAAGAGCTTCAGTAGCTGTCTTCACTGGTAGGTAGTTAGAAGTCCAGATATCAAAACCAAAGATGTTCTTAACGAACTTGTGGTCTTTTGCAAAACCAGAAGTTACGATACCTTCGAACATTGGGTTGTTAGATACTGAAACTAAGTTAGAAATGCTGTTTAATGTTGCTTCAACGATTGGATCAACAATAGCGATACGACCAGCTGCAGGAACACCAGCTTTGTCAAATGCTAATTTCATACCGATAAAGTCAGATAAAGTCATAACACGAGTTGAAGCACCTGCACCACCAGCTACCCAACGATGTGGACGACCATTAACTAAGTTTACGTTAGCATTAGTTTGAGCTGTACCAGCTACGTTTAAGAAACGTGATTCATGGTTTTCACCAAGAGCACGAGTAGATTCCATAGCACGCATTGACATTAAAGCGTCAACTTGTGAACCATCTTCACGAAGCTCATCAGATACTTTCCAAGCGTCACCAACATAGTCAGTGATAGAAAGTGTGATGTTACCTGTGTCGATTGGGTTGAAGTTTAATGGTGTATCTTCAGCTGCGTCTTGTAATGTTACAGTACCAACAGTCTTGATGTTCAAAGTAGTGCCTGAACCAAAGTCTGATACATCTCTGTATAAACCTTCTGGCAAGAGATAGTCATGTAAATTGTCAAGAATAAACTGAGAATACTGTTGTGCCTCAATAAAGGCAGTAGTATTGCTTGTTAATTGTGACATAATATTTCCTTTTTATTATAGTTGAGATTTAACTTTTTCGCCAGCAATCTTCCAAGCATTAATTAAATCTTTTGTAGTAGCACCAGGTTTAACTCTAGCTGATAAAGTAGACGCATCTGCTTTACCTGTAAGAGCCTGTGTATTTACTGTACTAGTTGGTTTACCTACGGGTGTAGCTGAACCTTCTAATCCTGAAAGCTTTAATACAATATTTGGAGAACTAGCTGCCAAGCTATTTAATTGTTGAGCGTTTAAACCACTTTCTTGAGCAACTCTATTGTAGACTTCTTCAGCTTTATCGCCATATTTTTCTACAAATTTACGAGCTACAGCGTCAGCATTAGCTTTCGCTTTTGCTTGTTTTTCTCTGTTTTCAAGAGTTTGATTTAATAACTCAGTAATTTTATCTTGATCTATGCCAACAGATTGAGTGGTATTCTCAGGTTGTTGGATGCCAGACTTCAATTCATCTAGAAGTTCTTCTGCAGTCTTACGTTTAGTGAGTTCTTCTTTTAAAGTAGCTAATTCAGACTCTAAAGTTTGAATATGCTTCTGTGCATGAGGAACTGATTTTAACGCATCTTCTACAGAATTATACTTCTTGCCATCACCTACAAAGTCTACAGCTTCTGTCGGAATCTGAAACTGTGGTTTTTGGCTATCTTGTGTTTGAACCTCGTTGGTACTTGGTTCGGTATTTGTTACTTGTGTTTCTTCACTCATTTAGTTCTCCTTGGTCAGGTAACTGATTATATAATTTAAGAAAGGCTTTTTGGAAGCCTAGTTGATAAGCTTGATATTCAGACCATGAAGGTAAGGAGAAATTCTCCTCTTCCATCATCTTACGATTTGACAAATCAATCTGTTCTTGGATATACTTTCTAAGTTCTAAAAAGACTTCTCTTTTGCTAAGCTCTCTAGCTTTTTCAGATTTTAAATCCATATAATAATTATACCATAATTTTACTAAAAAGTCAAGTTAAACTTACATCAATCCAGCATTAGGATTAAGGGCTTCTTCTTGCTGCATGAGCATTTGTTCCTCTAATCCAGGTGTGGCTTGTTCAGTTTGCATTGACTGCTGAACTTGATTTACAAGTTTTTGAGTCTCGGCTTGTTCAAAGATTGCAGCATTATCTTTAATAAACTCATATTGTTCAAAGCCCATGTACTCTTCAATCATAGACGCTAAGCGTTTAGAAGAGAGATGTGGAGCTATCATTTGACCCATAGGACTATTAAAGACACCTAGCATATTTTGAATAAGCTGTGCTCTAGCAGCATAATGGCGAGCTCCGATAGGACGAAGTTTACCTTTAGCTGTTATATCTTCTTTCGTAATAGAGATGAAGTCAGCTACGCCAAGATCATCATCCATTACCCTAGCAACTTCTGCAATATCCATGTATCGTTTAGATACTTCTAACATAGTGTTGAGGATTGGTTCTAGGAATTCAATCTCAAATTTGTTAATCTTATGTTGGAAGATGCGACTTGCAGCATTTTGCAGTTGCTGTACTTCAAAAGCAGTTTTCTCACCTGGACTACGGAATCCCATAGCTTCTTTAGGTGCACCAGCCATCTCTTCCATAAGTTGAATAATAACACCAATCTCATTATTAACTTGGAAAGCAGCTTGGTTAGGAGGCATAGCAACGACATCACCATCTTCAGGAATGTGAATAGTTGACTCTGGACCCCACATAAATGGTTCTACATCACCTTTAATCTTAAGAGGTGGATGAATAGTTAAATCAAGAGCATCAGCTTTAAGATTCTCTAGATGGTCAATTCGGTATTGCATACCTACTAAATTGTCTAAAGGACCCATAGCATAGAGGTTATCTGGACGAGTTCTCCAACCTACATGGTGTTTAGAATCTCTACCTAACCATGATGGATTCTCAATGTTACGGATAACATATTGACGATCAATCACAGTAATAATACGTTTCTCAAGTAATTCGTCTTTAGTTTCATCATAGATATCACCTTCAAACTCAAGGATCTCAATTAATCCTGATTGGTAGTATTCTTGTAAAGAACCAAAACCATCAATGATATAACCTTCTGACTTGTTAATATCTTCCATTTGGAAAGCAGATAGATGTCTACGGAACTCTGTAGCACGTTTAAACGCACTTTCATCATAATTTAAGTCTGGACGATATTGGATGTCTTTCTTAAGTTCACCAAGAGATTTAACATAACGAGTAAATTTAGGTGATTCAGCAAAGCTAGCTGCTGTAGGATTGAATACGATATCAAATGGTGATACTCTAGCAAGTTTTGGACCACGGTATGTAGTAATTTCTTCACCAGTATATGGATCTTTATGGACTTGGTTTACATAAGTTACTTCAGCAAATACATTACCATAGTCAATATAATCATAAAGAAGCTGTGAAACTGTTTCTCTGAAGCCAGATTCTCTGATCTTATTCTTTAAATAAGACTCAATAGCACGTCTTTTCTTTTGAGTAGAGTCTTCTAGGTTATAGCCTTCCCACTTCATCCAGTTGTCATTAGGGAATAAAGCATCCATGTAGTTCGCATGAAGATTGTCTCTAATCTGTGTAAGTTTAGGTAGAGTAGTTTTATTCTTCCAAGGTAACTTAGAATTAGTTGTTTTAGTAGTATCTGTAGCAAATAGATAGTTACGGAGTTCTCTCCACTCTTCTTCTTTTTGTCTACGTTGAATCCACCAGTTATTATATAAACCTGATAGTTGTCTAGCAAGTGTATCACCTGCCATCAATTCTCTAATTTGAGCTACTTTTCCAGCCATGTTTTTTCCTTAAAAAGAGACACCACCAAAGCGTGAGTGTGTCATTACATTTTGTCCTAAACTAAATGAACCAACTCTTTGTTTAGGTATGATTGCGATTGATATAGCATTAGATAAAGCGTCTTTAATGTCGTCATGAGGAGGATGAGCCATTACTAACTCTTCTTCTAAAGTCTGACAATTACCACCTTTATAATGCCATATCTGCATATTATCATACTTTGGTTCAAGTACAGCACCAACACGTTCTTCTTTATCACCTAGATGTCTTGTTGGTCTAAATTCATCTATAGATAAAGCAATTCCATTTGGTTTAAGATAACTCTCTTTGAGTTCCTTAACAATCGTTTGTTGAGCTACAGTAATCTCAGCTCTTAACTTCCTGAATCCCCACTTTTCCCAAGCAGTCACTATATGGTTATAGTATTCAATGATTCTATCAGTTTTAAATCTATCAATATCTAGTATGTAGAAGTTACCTTGATGATCTACACCAACTACAACAAGAGCAGTATAGTCAGCTTTCTTTCTTAATGAGAACGCAAAGTCAATAGCAGCATACACACTAAGTTTTCTATCTCGTATATACCAGTCACCTTCTTTATTTTGGAGGACTGCTCTATCATAATACTGGAACTTATCTGAATCAATCCTAGCAGTATCTCCACTATTCGGATTGTTATAATACTGAGCATAAAATTGAGTTTGATCCACATATTTAGCTTTAATCCTTGCAAGTTCTTTAGAGTCAAATCCAAATGTTTTACCATCTGCACGAGTTTGTTTAGCCCAAAGATACTCACCATCTGTTTCAACTACTCTTTGGAAGAGCTCATAGACTTCTTCTTCTAATTCTACTTCACCAGCTTCATTGTAGTGCACTTCTTTCATATTGATCATGGTATCATAGATATCTTTTGGATGATATCTCGTACCTACTACCCATTCAAGTGCTCCTGGATTCTCAATAGAAGCTAATTGTGAGTATGCTGAGGATACTTTATCACGACCATCTTCAGTATAAGCGTTACCAGGTACAACAATGTCATCAAGAACAACAACATCAGCATGAAAGCCTGTAGTATTTGATGTAAGTCCAACGGCTTTACAGGTTGCATCTCGAATACCTTCCAATTTACGTTGAGGATGATCAACTGCAATCTCAGCTACTGCCCATTTCTCACGTTTACCTTCATCAGGATTAATCATCTCTGACCAGTAACGTCTATATATAGGACTATCAATAATCTGTTTAATCGCATAAAGCTGTTTCTCAGCTAAGTCTGCCGTAGCAGATACATATAGAATTGTTGTTTCTGGATGTTTAGTAATCCACCAAGCAGTTCTATAAGCAATTAACTTACTCTTCATGTGTCCACGAGGAAGTAATACAAGTTGGTTATTCTTAGATTCAGAACGAGTCCACCACTGAATTAACTCTTCATGTATTGCTCCTAGCATCAAATGAGGAGCCACTAACTTAATAAATACTAATAAGTCATCTTCAGCTGACTGACGAATGACATCTATTTTAGATTGCATTACCACTTTACTTTGTCTGCCCAATAAGCAGCTGACATTTTCCCCTTTGCAATATTACTTGCATGTCTGGCTTTAAATGATTTTTGTCTAGCTTTGTCTTTAGCAGATTTAGGATTAGATCCTGCACCACTAACACCTTGTTGACCAAAGCGAATAAGTTTCTCTTTATCTCCTACTTTAGCTAATACAGCATGAGACTTCGTAGGATGAGAAGGAGTGCGTTTAGGTTTGTTATAACCTGCAAATTTCTCTTTACCTTTTTGTATCATTTCTTTTTCGCTGTCTTTGCAGATTGTTTAAACGCTTTTGCAGTAGGAGCACCTTTAGTTCCTGGCTTTCTCATCTTCTCACCAGAACCTGCTTCAATTCTCTTACGTTTAGCATGTATATTTGCGTATAGTCCTTGCTTAGCCATTATTTCTTCTTTCTAGCCATGCCAGCTTGACTTAAAGCGATAGCTACGGCTTGCTTTTTGGATTTAACTTTCTTTGATGACTTACCTACATTAAGTTCACCACTTTTAAACTCTTTCATTACCTTAGAGATTTTCTTTTGTGCTTTAGTTTTTTGCATCATATTTTCCCTTCATAAAGTGCTTTTTCATCTAATCTTCTATTCTTCAATCCTCGTAATTCTGTGAGGACACCTTTAACACGAGCCTTACAATACTTCATCAACGATTCCATCGCTGCTTCGTGATCACCTCTAAGAACCGCTTGACGGAAGGTTGATCTTTGAAATAGTCCCAAACCATGATTGAAGCTAAAACTAACAATGCAATCGAACTGACCTTGTGTAAGTTGCACGTTAGGTAACATCTTATGTACTCCCAACTCGAAGCGACGTAAGTCTGATCTAAGAATCCCATCTATTTCTTCCTGTGTAAAAGTTTTATTCCACTCTGCTGGAAGAGATTTACCATCTCCAATAAGATGACCCACACCAACAGTCCATAAACCAGCAGGACATTTATAAGGCTTATTACGAACACCTTCATGATGTCTAATTAATTTAATAGCTTTGTTTGAAGTTCTCATTCACCAGACTTTTTCTTTTCCCAAGTACGAGAACCGAAGTAGAAGCCAATGATAGAACCAACAATACTCATTTCATCAGAACTAAAAATTACATCCATAGATTCTCTACTGAATCCAGATGTTTTAACTGCCCACCAAAAACCTGCTACATCTACAAATAATAATACACCTACAAATGTAAATGCAATAATAGGTCTTACTGAAGCATTAAGTGTTTTAACCCATTGAGCAGATTCAGATACAAGTTTAGCATCATGTTCATATAAAGCTTGACGCTCTTGTGCATAAGTTTCTGCTTCTGTTTGTTGTAACTCAATAGCTGCTACTTTCTCTTGAGCTACAAATCCAGCTTGTGCCATAGCCATAGCTTGTTGATTTTGCATTTCTGCCATCTTACGCTCATGAGCTTGATCACCTTTTTGCTGAAAGAATCCTAGTATACTAGGTAAACCTGCAGTTGCAAAGCCTAAAATAGAAGATAATAGAGAAAACAAGTTATTCTCCTAAGACTACAAGTAATTTTTGTAAAAGTTCAATTGTTTCTTCAACAACAATCTTTAGGATACGTTTAGCTACCTTAAATACGATTAAAACAACTGATTTAACTAAAGATAATGCTTGTTTAATTTTTTCCATGTTTTCTCCTAGTTTCCTAATGGGTTAATAACTGCTTTTTTAAGAGCTTTCATATCTTCTTTAACGTTAGTTACTGTATCAGCAATCTTATCTTGTGAAGATCTAGCCATAGCATTAGCTTCAATTGCTTTACCATAAGCTTCGTTAGCTTTCTCTAGAGCACGATTGTTAGACATCATGACATCTACCAATTGTCTCTCTGTTGATTTGCTTCTATCTTCTAATACAGTAATGCGTGTTTCTACATTACTCATCTTCTTAACTTCTTCAATCGTTGAGTTCAAGTCGTTGAAGAGGGTGATTCCGTAATAAACTGGACCACCTACTGCGGTTAAGAGAATCGAACCTATCACCAATAGTTGTTTCGGTGAGAAGCGTGAGAGTAAACTCTTGAGTTCGTCCATATTCTTGTTCCTGTTCTAGTTTAATTATTTCTTCTATTTGTTGTTGTTGCATGTTATAAGATTGGTTAATCAAATTCAAACTCATAACTAATCCAAATCCTGGTACTAAATCTTTTCCTTTTGGTACATCAGGAGTCTTTATTTCTACTTTAGCTGATCCTGTTGTTGTACTTGCAGGTATTCTAGCCTCTGTAACCGATGTCGTCGTGGTATCTTTTACCTGTATGGTTGCTACCGAAGTAGCTGGAGTCTCCACAGTCGTTTGCAACGCAGTCAGTTCCTGTGCAATTACAGGTTCTTGTGGGATTAATGGAGCAGTTGTGACTTGTGCCAGAGGACTCGTTGGGTTTAACGGACTTATTGGACTCACTGGTGATTCTAGATTCGTTGGATTTGTTATAGATTTCACACACCCGTTTATAACCACAGTCCAAGTACCAAATATCGGTGTCGAATAAGGATCCGAGCATATCGAACTTCTTGACTCTTGTATTGATCCAGTATATCCAGCTTCGCATGCTAAAGTCCTATACTCTGCAGTTTCAAAGCAGGTTGGAGGATCTGGTGTACAGTTATCACTTGTTGTTGTCCACTCTGACCAACTTTGTGTAGAGCATGTGTAATTCCTAGTTTGATTGATGCCACCACTGTAATGAGGTAATGGGCAAGCAAGTGTTCTAGTTTCAACATTATCTGTACAAGCAGGTTGCTGATAAATTGCACAGTAAGGATCATTTGGTCTAAACCATGAGCAATAGTGGTTTTGCAAAGCATCACCAACTTCAATATCATAACAAACCATTGAACCATCTTGATACCAACCTTGTGGAGTTGATGTAAAATTACAGTACCAAGCATAAGCAT